TATAGCTACTGGCACCATGTTATCGGGCCAATTGGCATGAATGATACCTTCTGAGTTATTAGGTGTGGTCATATTGCCTAAAAACTGTATTATGCTTTTTGTATCAGAATTTAGCTGCGTAATAGCATCCTGTGCATTCGTCATGTCAGTCTGATTTGCTGGCGTATAACCAAGGGCTGTCGTTACATTACCTTTGGTTAATTCTCCACGGATTGTAGCACTTGATTTATTCTCCACATTGCCTAATCCAACTTGGCTTTTAGTAACTCCGTGAGGATTACTTTTATTCGCAAGATGATTAATCAGAGTTGTAATTGCAAGTTTAATCTTTGCAAATGCAATAGATATTTTCTCGCCACTTGATAAAGTCACAAGAGTTGTTGTATCTGAATATGTCGGTGTCTGATCATTTGTCGCTACGTTCGGAACGTTCCCTAAGCCTACTTGCGACTTAGTAACACTATGAGGGTTGCTCTTGTTTCCTGTATGCGTATTTAACGCTGTCTGCATAGTTTCAAATGTAACGTACCCTTCTGGATCAACCGTTGCTGTCATTGTTACATCATTATTAAGCTTGATGTAAAAATTATGTACTAACGACCATGACGGCATAGCCGATTCTGCCGGAACTTCTTTCCCTGTTGTACTTTGAGAAATCGCAAACAACACTTCACTTCCGGTTGATCCTTTTGCATAAATTCCAAGCTGTGTCATGCTGTATCCGGCAGATAAACCAGCGTTTGAAAACAATACTCCTATCTTGATTGTTTCGTTTGTTTTTGTCACGCCCTGTACTGTTCCAGACTGCTTAATTGATGATACCGCCGTCTGACTTTTCAAAGCACTAACGTCAACTTTACCAGCACCAGACTTGATCGCTGTTACTGTTATTGTTCCTCCGCTTAAGGCATTCTTTAATAATTCAATACCTGCATTTGTAATTACTGTATTTTCCCACATGATTTTATACCTCACTAACGATCGAAGAAGAATATTCACAAGATCCTGAAACAATCGCATAATTCAATGCCGTCTCTGATTCTATAACGTATGAAACACGAATATCGCACAATAAATGTGCTGGTTTCAATTCGTCAATTCTTCTTACTACTTCATCATAATTATTTACTTCGCCATAAAGATTGACTTGAAATGTATTTTTTGCTGTATTTTCTATGAGCTTTGTTTCTACACCGCTCAAAGCTTCTATGATCTTTTCAAACCTTTTAGGATTCAAAGGCCTTTTTATCCTCATTTGCAAAATCTGTGTTCTTCTCTGCTCAATCGTCTGATCTGGAAGCGGCGTTATTCCGTATTCTTTTTCCCAAATAGGGAGCCCCCATGTAGCACGATCAACAAATATCTGATCAAATATATCTTTACATATTGTTTTTACGTCATCTATCTCAAGTCCGATCACTTGGAACAGCCAAAGTCCGATTCTTGATTTCCCATAAATCGGCGATACATAGTCAATCATTTGTTTTGCACTTTCACTCGTCAGGATTTGCTCCATAAGGTCTGTTTTATACCACATAGTATTATCCCTCCGTTATTGTTACTGTTCCTAAAACCGGCATTTGTCCAGATTCAAGGTCTACATTTTTTGACACTCCATTGATTTGTACACTGTCATAATCATAGATACCTGATACAGCTCCAAGGATACTGTTGATCGCTGATATTCTAACCGCACTATCATTCGATGAAACATTTAACAAATATGACTGAAGTGCAGCTTTCAAATCATTCTGCACATCGCCAATTTCTGCTTCTCTCAAATAAACCACAGCTGATATGTTAACTACTACTGTTTCAGGAGCCGTTATCTCTAATACAGCATTGGGCGGTGCTAAACGATCTGATTCACTATCTGGACGCATAATATAATCATACACAGCATCTTGAATCTGCTTCGATGCTGGTACTCCGTTCTGATCCATTAAGATGATCTTGATTATTCCAGAGTCATCTTTTGCTGGTATCACAGTAACTGCACCAACACCGGGAACTGACAATGCCCATCGTTTATAGTCTGCAACATTTCCAACATAGGAAATGTCATGGCTTCGATCATACTCAACAATTCGTTCTCTTAAAGTATCATCGTCCTCTTCATCCAAACCGCCTGTAACAGCTTCCTCATTTGTAACAGAGATTATTTCATCGAGCAGTTCTCCTGTCTCATCTCCAGTATGTAATACGATCGTATTTACTCCAACATTGCTTGCAGATCCTCCTTCTGCTGCCTCAATTGGAATCTTTGCATTTCCAAGAGAATCGACCGTAACTTCCTCTGTTGTTACAAAATCTATCGTATTTCCTTCGTCATCTGCTTCTGTAGAAAAACCATATCCTAAAGGAATAACAAGACCGGCTTTTGCTGTAACAGTCACATATCCTGTTGCATTTACCGATTCTCTTCGTACAAGACCTCTTCCATCAGCGTGGTAATCCAATAGGTAAGATTCTTCACAGGTTACCGGCGAAAGACTTTTCAATACTTCCACAAGCACATATTCTTTTAGCTCTGCTATCTCAATCGCTGTCGGACGTGTAAAATCCCAAGGAAAACCGCCTTCGGATTTATCAATATCTTCTGGAAGATTGCTAAGCATCTTTTCATGGATTTCCTCTTCACTCGAATTATTCAGGAAATCTGGCAATTCTAGTTCTTCTGCTTCCAATGCCATTTTTAGACCACCTCACTTTCAAATTGTGTCTGTATTTCTATATCTCCATCAATGCCCTGCACCTGTACTGTTACAAGACAATGTTCTGCTTCCCATTGAAACATAATATTCCCAACGTACAAAGTTCTTTCGGACGGATCAGCCATCAATGCTTCTTCGATTTCTCTTTGTAAAATGCTTTCTGCCTCTTCACGGCTATCCGCTTGCAAGGCACTTTCATAGTCAATCCCAATATCGGTGGAATATCCTTCATGAGCGTATCTTTGTGTCATGATCGTTTTGTAACACCATTGCACCCACGCCTCGAACCCGGATGCCTCTTTTAATTTTCCATCGTGAAGCGTAACAAAGTCTCCAGTATCAAAATCAAAAAAGATGCTGGGTTTATAACCTGCATCTTCCTCTTCTTCTGTATTTTCTTCCTCAGTTCCTTCATTCTCTTCATCTTCAAAATATTCTTCTTCATTTTCATATTCCTCTGGGAAAAGATTATCCGGCATCTTCTTCATCTCCTTCCACTTTACCGATCACAACGATTTCCTCTGCATCTGTCCAGATCAGTAATACTCGATCGCCATCACTTACTTTTGCATCAGATAACATCAAAAAATCGTCATCAGGTTCTGCACTTTCTGGATAAGAGTCAGGAAGAATCCCTCCGTCTTTCATAGTTCCAAGTTCTGCAACAACATCCGCTGCACTTTGGTTTCCTTTAGAAATCTGTTCGATTGCCCGGATAAAATTTTTTCTTCCATTTCTCTGCATAAAACTCTCCTTTAGTAAAAAACAACGTCCATCGTACCAGCAACACAATCATGCGTAATACTTTTTACTGTTTTATTTCCTTTCAGTCCAGCGGTACCACATCCAACATAAACGGTGTCTCCACGTTTGATCTTCGGATTGCTAATCGCCGTTACTATGTATTCATACTTAACCTTTGCACTGCTCTTCAATTTCTTTTGTGCTTGTTTCTTTATTTTCGAAAGTTTCTCTTTCTTGTCTTTGTCCATAATTTCTTGGATCGTTCCAAACTTCGATGTATTCTTAGACATTGATGCAAGTTTAGGAATTGACTTTTTCTTTGCTTCTCCGTAGATCTTTATCTTTGTAACGATATCATCCATTGTTACTTTAACCTCTATGGATATTACATTCTTTCCTTCCTCAATCTTATAAATCGTTGTATTAGTATTGGCATACTTGACAATCACTGTAGTTCCTTCAATCGTAAAAATATATCGGCTGGAAAGTTTGCTTTTCGCCTTGTTCAGCACATATACGATCATATCTCCAATATTCTTCTGTACTGGTTTGATCCTTTTATTTTTGATTGATCCGTAACTGTATTTCAGTTTCAACTTCCATGCCGTACAGATTCTTTTTACAATCTCTTTTGTGCTTAGCCCCTTTTTGTAATAAAAATAGTCTTGAGATTTCATCATATAGATCAAGTAATCATAGGCTGTAAATGTTACTTTTTTTTCTGTATCGGTAACCCTGTCTCTATCCCAGATCACACCTCGAAACACTTCAAAATCTCCATGGCCAACATTCGCATATATGTATAATCTGTCTGATGGTTGAATCAATGTCGCAAGTGTTACACCATTTTTCGCAGCGTTCATTACTGTTAAGCTGACCTCTTTTGCCAGCGAATCAGGATCATCAGACATTGTCAGGTCCTGTATAACTTTCGATTTGTATAGATCGTATTCTTGCCCCGAAGCCGTCTTTACAACTGCTTTATACAGTGGATTTCCTAAACTTGGCATATCTTCCTATCCTCCTATCATTTTTAACAGTGTTTTATAATCAGCAACACCAGTTACTGTTAATTTGTGCTTACGTTGGTAAGTTTTAATCGCTGTTACTGTCTTAGATCCGCAAGCACCATCCTGTTTGACTCCCACCATTTTCTGGACAAATTTTACGACCTGTCCTTTTCTTCCGGTTCGGATCGTGATCTTTTTCATGGCTGATTTCATCGAAGATGTCAGCTTTTTATCAACTTTCAGCTTCGAGTAGCCATCTTTATTCATTGCTTTCTTTAATTCCTCAATTTTTGAATTAGAAACTGATTTACTGCTTGGAACAGGAATCACAAGCACCTGTCCTTTATAGATCGTATATTTGCTGATCTTTTTCTTTGGATGTTTCTTACGTTCCTTTTTATTCCTAGAATCAATCAGTTTCTTATTTGCATTATAAATAACCTTGTATTTTTTACTGGACCCAAGATATTTTTTTGCAAGTTTCCGTAATGTTTGTCCTTTCTTTACTTTGACCTTTTTCTTTGTGGTTTTGGTACTTCTTTTCGTTGAGGAAACACTTATTTTTTCGTAGTCGATAAATCTTACCGTGTAGTAATAATCATTCAGGCCTTTGACCGTAGAATCGTATTCTGAAACACGCATATCAACATTGATCTTCGTTCCTGTAATACAGACATTTACCACTTTCCCATACTTAGCCCAGTATTTCATCAGTGCATCTAAGGTTGCTGGATCAGTCCACTTACGAACAAATTTCATGCCTTTTCTTGCTTCTCCGGGAAAAAAACATTCCCAGCTTAGTTCTGAAAGATTTTTACCATTCGGAACACTGACCTGACCTAATTTATAGATATCATACTCTGCAAACTTCCCTTCGATTGATGATTCAATTTCTTCAGGAATGATCGGAATTTGTATCTTCTGATCATTCCCTTTTGAATTTTTTCCAGTAATATATATATCCATCACATTACCTCCGCTGTTCTGTTACTTGCCGTTGATCCGATTGCATCTGCGATTGCCTGCATAATAGCATCTGCGATCTCTCCTTTAGAGTTTTTGATAGCATCAACTATGCCGTCATTTCCAGATGCATTGACGCTGATCGTAATACCACCAACGTTGATCACTGGCTGACCGCTACCAGACGAAGCTTTTCCAGATCCGGATAATCCTCCAACAAGTCCACCTTTGGCATGCTTTGTAACGCCTAAAATCTGTCCTGCTTGATTCCAGAGAGATAATGCACGGCTTCGATGTTTAGAAAGTGGGATAACCATTTCGTTTCCTTCTTCTCCTAATTCAGAAACGATATGACCTCTGACCAGACTACCTTTCGCATTATGAAAGAACTTCCCATTTTTCGGTAAGGCTGTCTGTACTTTCGGTGCGGATGATGTCTTTTTGCTTGTTTTCTTTTTACCAGATTTTGAAGAACCGCTATTACTTAGATAACTTCCACTAGTAATACTTTTGATTGCACTTGCTTGTGCAGCAGTTGTACTTGCTGCGGATGCAATCGTTGAGGCTGCGGATGCTAAAGCACCTGCAAGTGATAATGCGGAACTTCCAGCACTTTGTAAATTACCACCAGCTGCAAGTGACATTGATCCCATAGTTCCCAATTTTCCACCAGCTGTTGCAGACATTCCACCTAAGCCACTGACTTTTCCACCGGCAGCACTTGTTGCCCCAGAAAAAGCTTTCGTACTCTTAGAACCGACGTTTGTCTGCTTTGTATTCTTCTTATTCTCCTCGTAAGCTTTCTGTACGGAACTTGCCAGTTCTTTGTATTTTGCTCCTTTTGGATTAACACTGCTAATACTGTCTTTACTGTATTTCCAATATTCCTGACTCTTTGCCGTCATAGAATTACTGTTTTTCAGTGCATTCTTTCGGCTGGATACAAACTTTCTAAGGGAGTCGCCGAACTTATTTCCTTTTGTGATTGCACCAATTCCACCAATTCCAGCACCAATAAATGCTCCCGGAACTGCTCCAACACCACCAAAGGCAGCTCCTATGGCTGCTCCGGCGGCTGCACCACCTCCAACCATTCCAAGTTTCGTGCCACCTCTATAGGCTTCCTTCTTCTTCATGGCTGAATCTTTTGAGGTCACTGCGTTATAAATATTACCAGCTGCACTTCCTATTCCAGCAATCCCTAAAGCTCCACCTAATAAAGATGCACCTCCAACGGCTGCTGCTCCACCAGCGGTCGCTGCACCTGATCCAAGTTTTACGCCTAGATTTCCAAGCCATGCTTTCCATCCAGTGGCAGCTACGGTTTCTCCATTTTTCAGCGTGACACCAGAACCGCCTAAACCAAACAAGCCACCCGGTGTCCTTGTCGGTCCAGATGGTGTTTTCGGTTCAGTTTGTTGCATTTTTCGCTTTACGCTTTCTGGTAACCAGATTTCTTTATTACCTGTCGGATTTGTTCCCGGTATTGTAGAATTTCCGTTTCCAATTCCTCCGTTCACATTTACAACTGCCGCGGACACATTGATTGTTCCAATAGAATCTCCCAAAGGATTTGTTTTTCCTCCACCTCCAGAACCGCCAGTGATCAGATCGTATAGACTTTTTCCACCTTTAAACAGCTTTAGCCCTCCAGATAATCCAAGAAATCCAGCTAAATAATCTGCGATACCAGCTTTATCTCCGCCTGGTAACAGATCCTTAAGAGATTCCTTGAACCAGTTTCCACCAGCTTTTGCAATATCTTTTCCAATCCCAGTAATCTTTTTAACGATCGCCGGTCTTCCTTTAGAATCCCACCACTTAGAAAACGGATTTACAATCAGTTCATCCCAAGCAATACTAATCTTGCCACCGATTGAAGCATTTTGGAATTTTGGCATACTAATAAGATCGTCGATCTTATCTCCAGCCTTTTCAAGTCCCTTGAATACAGATGTACTTGCATACTCTCCAAGTTTTTCAAGTGATGTTCCAGCTTCTTTTAGTTTTGCATCGGATTTATCAAGATAGTCTGCAAATTCTCCTAAACCTTTCGTTGCTCCCTTCTGGAGACCTTTTCCCCATTTAGAAACAATGTTTATGTCGAACGTATCTTTAATATTTGACATTAATCCAGAAACCGTCGAATTAGATGTTTTGTCCATCATTCCATCAAATTCTTTCAGCCCATTAAGGATTGTCTTAACTGCTTTGTCTCCACTGATTTCGCCCTTTTGAGACATTTCTCTGATCTTGGCTATGGATTTACCCTCTGCATCAGCAAGATACTTCCATGCGTTTATACCGACATCTGTCAGCTGATTCATGTCCTCTGCGTTCAATCTTCCGTTTGTTTTCATCTGACCTAAAGCTCTGGATACTCGAGAGATACCCTCTTCTCCAGCTCCAAGTGCTGCGGATGCATTACCAATCTTCGTCAGGTCAGGAATAATGTCTTTATCAGAGAATCCATAAGCCAACATCCTTTGAGCATTTGATACTACGGCCGATGTGTCAAACGGAGTAACAGATGCAAATTTCTTCGCACTATCCATAAACTTCGTAGCTTTCTTTTTAGATTTCAGCATTGTTTCAAAGCCAATTTGATATGTCTGAAATTCGTCTGCTAATGATACTGGATCAGCTATCAATTTCTTTGCAGCAATTCCAGTCATAACTCCACCAGCCAAAGTTTTTAGTGAAAATATAGAATTCTTGATCTTAGATATAACACTTGGGATTTTTTTGATCTGACTTGTTACCTTGTCATTGATTTTTAGGACTGCTGAAAAAGTCTTTCTACCAAAACTCATACCAGCACTCATAGCTTTTTTGATCCCTGCTGTTGCAGTGTCTTTTAATCCAAGTTTTGGAGTCCAGGTCTTTTTACCGAGCCCGTCTCCCTTTTTACCAAACTTGTCAAGGACTGGACTTGCTTTATCTTCAAGTCCTAATTTTGGCTTTGCACGCTTCTTTCCAAGCTTGTCCATCTCTCGTGATGCTTTCTCTGCATTCTTCCCTGTTTGCTGTAGGCCAGAAGACGCATGGTCGGAATATTCCGATACAACATCGATCACAATTTCTTTGTTTGCCATTTATGCATCGCCTCCTTCCATAGCTGTTATAAGTGCTGCAAAGATAAAAGCCCTCTCTCCTTCTGGGAGATCAAGGGCTTTTGATGGCAACATTCCAGTCCGTAAATAATTTTCTGCGAGCAGAGAAGCTAACGGACTGGACTTAATTAGTTTTTTGCATAATCAATGACATTTGTACCACTGCCGGATAACTCTTCGATCTTGTCGCTGACTGCTTCAAGTTCTCCAGCTGTAAGAATTTCCTTAATGATCTCTGCCTGTGTCATAACCATGTGACCAGCTTTGTTCAGTCCTTCTTTTAATGCTGGATTATCCCAGAATTTTGTTCCATCACTTTCCGGAACTGTTGCAATGTAAATCTGCCATGCCATGTAATCTGCATTGCTTACGCTTTTCTCAATTAATGGAAGTGATGCTCCACCCGGATTCGGCATATAAGTTGTTGCTCTCTTTCTGCAATCAGTGATTTCATCAAAAGATAATGGACGAATATCGAATTTAAACAATTTCTGTCCGTTTCTTTGAATATTTAATGTCTGGCTTACCTCTGTCTTATACTCTGCTGCCTTTAACAGACCAGTGATAAGGTCCATTTCATTTTCTTCTGTTACATTGATATTTGTTTTCTTCTCTGCCATTTTCTTATCCTTTCTTTATGCTGCCAATGATTTAATACAATCTGGTACACTGTTAACAATAAACTGGCACTGTCTCTTGATGATTTCTCCCGGTTTTACTTCCAGAATGTTTGTATCTCCATCAGGAATACATTCATCTAACAGATATTTACTTTCGCCACCAGCAAGTGGTTCTGTAACACCGCCCTGTAAACTGAATGTAGGAATTTTCCCATTTTTAATCGCTTCCAGCATTGGTACGATCGTCAGATCATCTCTTACTACAGCTTCAGTGAACGATGCTGTAAATTTAACACTGTCTGGAACTCCATATGTCTGTACATCTCCTGCCGGATGGAAATCTACGTTTGAAAAATTCATTCCGATTGTAAACTCTTCCACGGATGCAAACCAGATGGAGACTCCATCCAGTGTAATAAAAAGCTTTCCGTCTTTTCCTGTCATCAGCTTTCTAGTATCAAAACCTTTTCCACTCATCTATATAACACCTCCTACTGTGCGATATACTGGAACTGATATGTTAAGTAGATCTTTTCCATGCTGTCAACGTCATCAATGCGGATAATAAAGTATGCATAATCCGCTGCATGTGGATTTTCTGTATCCTCATAAAATTCGTAAGTATCTAAGATCTTTCCTTCTCTGTTCATTTCAGCCAGTACTTTTTTAGCTTCCTGAATTACATTATCAACGCCTGCTGCATTGTTGCTGATCTTACCGATCAATGGTTCTAATGTACGATTGATACGGTCAAAAGCTTCATAACGGACAGCTGTACGTTTGATCTTCTTCCATCCTTCGTCATCGTCCTCATCCAGAACTGTATATGTGTTCACTCCTGAATCAAACCAGACCTGTCCTTCCTGTCCTTCTGACAAAAGAAGCAATCCAGATTTGATCGCATCGACATATTGTTCATTCGTCAGCTGTTCAATGCATGACTCCGCATCTGGAATCTCTGTATGTACAATTGATGTACTTGAATCTTTGCATCCAATCACACCTGCCTGAACTGCTGCAGCAAGATATCCTTCCACCCTATCTCCGGCAGTATTATAATATCCGCTACCGCAGTAAATAAAATATGGTGCATTATAGGATTTTGCATTCGTTTTTCTTGTAGCAAGTGACTTTCCTGCCGCTTCTCCAAGTACGCAAACACCCAATGCACCGTTTGAATGGATTCTTTCCATGTATGTCTTCGCTAATGCTTTAACATCTTCTTCGACTGTATCAAGCACCAGTACATTCCAAGCATAAGTTTCGAATGCATTAAACGCATTGCTGTAATCTTCTGTTGTGACTGCCGGTGCTGATCCACCAGCCAAAGCCTGCTGTGCAACCGTCTGCATGATCCCGGATGCTCCAGAAACAAGTTCTGCGGATAAATACTTGCTGTCTTTCATTGCTTCCACCAGATTTGCAGCCTCATTTACATCCGCACCAGCAATAAAGCTTACTTTCTCAACAAGTGTTGCCCCATTGTAAACGGAACACTCTTTTGTCGTTTCATCTCCTAATTTCTGTTTTACAGTTACGGAGAATTTCAAAGCGGTTGGATATTTTGTCTTTAATGTAACTGCATTTGTGGCTGTGGTTGTCTGTAAGGACAGGCTTCCTTCTTTACCACCAGTTCCAAGACGGTAAAGATATACCGTGTTAGCACCTGCATCAAACAGTTTTACCGCTGCATCGATCGTTCCACTCTCCATATAAAGTGAAAGAAGATCACTCTTTGATGTGATCTTCTGAATCTCTCCAACTGGACCAAAATCTGCATGAACCGGAATACAGAAAACTCCGTTCATTGCGGATGCTACACCATTATTTGTGATCTGCTCATGTCTACGATAAACTCCAGCTCTTTCCTTTTTCTCGCCTTTTAAAAATAATCCGGACAAGTTCTTATACCTCCTTCTTCTTAAATGTATCTACAAGTTTCTTTGCTGTGCTCTGCGTTGCTTCTTTAACACCTGCCCTTGCAAATGCTGTTCGGATAATATCTTGTGATACTCCTAACACCTGTGGATTTTCTGCATATTCATCCACAGTATAAGTAACTTCTGGCACTGTTTTTGTTTCGTCTTTCTTTTCTGCCATTGTTTCCTCCTAACTTATCGTAATTGTCTTTAATTCATTGACTGTTTCAACATCTCGTAGCTTTCCGTACTGACCTCTTACCGTTACCTGTCCATCTTTTAATGGATCAAGTTTCGTGCTGTATGCCAGCTGATTTACAAAAAACGGCGATCCATCATTCATAACGAACCGCTCTCTTTCCTGTAAATCTTGCAGCAAGTTCATAACAAACTGATCAGCATTTACATCCGATCCGGAGATCACATGTACCTTGATGTTGTTTGTAAACCATGTACAAGCATATGTCGATGGGAACGTTCCTGGCTGCATAGAATCCAGTCTAGTATAAACAACCACTTCTTCATCATCCGGCTTCCAGATTTCGTCAAGTTCCGTGTTATTGATCACTGTCACGTTCCAGTTCTCATCAATGTGCTTTGCCAAAGAACCGACTGCATCCAGCGGAAGGTATGAATGTTTTGGAAAAGCATATGCATCGAATGTCAACACTGATCCACATACTTCTACATCCATTTGCCCTTCGATTGCTTCCTGAAATGATTCTGACTTTCTCCATACAAGAGAAATCGTTGTATCTTCATCGGTCAAGAAAACTCCTTCAAACGCTTTTTTCAGGATCTTCTTCGCTTCAAGCAGGTTCTTATATCCTTGATTATTAAACAGATACGCTATTGCAATCTCCATCGTTCCAGAAACCTTACGCTCTGAATCATCTTTCAGATTCAGCCCATAGATGATACGCCCATACTGCGAACCATCCCACCTTGAATCAGAATCATCAGGTGCCTGATCCAAAAATATTGCTGGTCCATTTTTGAACGCAGCCAATCCGTTAATATTCAGGCTTTTTAAGTACTTGAAAATTATTTCTTTCATAGAGTTACCTCAAAATCTGAACCGAAGATCTTTACAATCTCCGGCTCTGCTTTCTTCTTAATTGGATCAATAAATGGTCGTTTTGCCATCTTTTTTGTGCCATCTTCCAGCCATTCAGCGTGTTTTGAATTACTTTTTATCCGGCTTGTAACTTGATCTCCTTCAATCAGAGTTTGATCATCCCAGTCCTGACGTAACTTTCCAGACTGTGGTGCTGGTGTTTCTCCCGGTGCGGATGATCTATTCGGAAGCCGTTTGTATTTCTTTCCAGAACCGCCTTTCGACAATACTTCGATCTCAATATTTCTAAGGGTGTTTGTTGCCATTGCACCCTTTCGCATCATCTCTCTTTTGATACTTTCATCAAGATTCTTTGCACATGCTTGAAATTCAGCTTCTACGCCCATCTGTATCACTTCTTTCTAATACATAATAGATGGAAAACTGCCCTGTTCCAGCTGGATCTTTTGTACCCTTCACGATAAACTTACGATCATGGCACGGATCATCGCCAAGCAGTAACACATCGTTCTTACTTAGCTTAACCACTGGATGGTAAGACACAATCGTATGACTGATCGGAGTCTGGTTTTGTTTCCAGATTTCCATTGTCTTCATATCTGCTTCGGCTAGTATACCGTCTATGATCGCATCAGGGGCTTCTTTTTCATCGCCCTTTACAACCATGCCATCGTCCATGACTTCTGTATCCTGCCAGTAAACACGGAAAGACTGCATATATTGATATGGTCTACCGATTGATGTCATTTTCAAAAGCGTCCACCTCCAGGATGATTCATCATACCAACGTAAAAATACTCTCGTTTTTCATTCTCATACGGCTTGATTCCAACACTGGAAGATGCAATTTCTTTTTTCAGATCATCATAAAGCTGTTTCCAGAAATTCATTCGATTACCAAAATTAAAAGAGACAGGACCAACACTGTTGTCTACGTCCTGTCCGTATTTGAACATCATATGTTCTAGCAATTTCAGTTTTGCCATCTTAAAATTGTCTGGATACTGCTCTAATACAGCTGTGATCTCTTCATCGGAAAGTGCAGCTGACATTTCATCCTTTGATACATCAGTATCCGCCAATTCGAACCGCATCTTCATAACATCATTTGTATTGATCTCATCTGGAAAATAGTTATACGTCATTCTCCTCGCCACCTTCCGGCTGTTCTGCTGGTTCTTCGGTTTCTTCTACTGCTTCTGATTCCTGATTAATATCAGTATCAGTGGAAAGATCAGCAAGTCTTGTTTCAACTGCTGCCTTGATTCCTTTTCTCGAATCAATCTCATGTAACAGCTGTAAAACCGGTGCATCTTCCTCTGTCATGGTCGCAATCTCAATTTTTGCCTCTTCCATTGTTTTCTGAATTGTGGCAAAGAACTGTAATAACTGCTGTGCGTTCACTGCAAGCTCGTGCTTAGATTGTAATAAAGGAATTGATAAAGTGTTAGGGTTAACATTCAAATCCTCTGCATACGCTCCATTTACGCTCGCTACTTCTGCAATGTGTCCAGACTTCTTTAAAAAGAGAGAGCGTCGTTCATCTACGACACCCTCTGGAATATTCTCTCCGGCCTTATACTGCCTGCCGCCAAAATTAACTGGCTTTAATGCAACATAATTCATACTAGGCACCTCCTACTCAGCTACACATCCTGTTAAGAATGTTGCGAGATCATCGGAAGTTTTCTTCATATCAGTTGCCATAAGTCCTTCGATGAACTCTGTATGTGTTCCACCTTCTCCGTCATACTGTGATGTAGCCATCCACTGTCCGTTGCCTAACATATCCCATGTATAGATATAACCGGCAGATGGTTCTTCCAGAGATACCTCTTTTGGTGCATAAGTCATTAATGCACTGCTGTCGTCAAAAACAAACTTCATATCGGCTTTCTGACCGATCTCTGCTGCATTATATGTTGAATATAATACTTTAACCTCTTCAAAGCCGAGGACCGCTGCAATTACCTGTTCGTCTACAAGTGCTGGGTTTGGTGTTGATCCTGAACCAACAACTCGATCTAAGAACTGTGGATGATTCTTGATTGCTTTAAATGTCTTATATCCTAAGCATAATTTGTTTGGTAATCTACGTCCGTTTAAAAGCATTTCCTGTTTCATATCGTCAAACGCACCTACGATATCGGCGTTGGCATCGTCGAAACGCACGAACTGTTTAGACGTTGAAGCTGTTGTTTCTCCTGTCTTAACATTTCCCCATGCATTAGCATTGAAAAACTTGTTTGCAAAGATCATATCAAGATGTAAATTCATCTGCTCCGAAATCTGTCTTACCTTTGCACGTCTTGGATCAATCGTTGCTGGTGCTCCTGTTCTCTGATAATCCAGAGATGTGATGTTATCTACACCAACAATAACCTGATCTACCTCGCATTTGTAAGTACCATCTGAGTGAGAAAATACAGCTGGATCTACTTTGCCGTATTTAGGCTTTCTTCTTACCTGATCTTTTGCAATCTCTTCTTTGTTGAAAATGTAGTAATTTCCTGTACTTGCCTGTACTGGAAGGATTGGAAAGATACTTGGTGCAACGTTCATTCCCGGTGCCTGAAAATAGCTCATTGCCATGTTAGTTAAGTAATAATTAGGTTTCCAGCCTTTCGCAATATCAACTGCAATTGCTGCTGCGTTATTATGTCCTGTGCTCATTTATTCTATTCCTCCTTTATTTACGCTTCGTATCCAGCATGGATGATCGCAACTCTTACGATATCTCCTTTTGCTGTTGCCGGTGCAAGTGCCATAGCTAAAATGTACTGCCCTGTTGTTGCCTTCTGGCATAATCCCTCTGCATCAACAGCAAGGAAATCTCCAGCCTCAATCTTTGCACCAGCTGCCCACATGCCCTGATTTCTGATCTGAACAGTAATATCATCGCCTTTGGCTACTGTTTCATCTCCAAGAAGCACAATTCCTGTTGCTTCCTTTCCGGCTTCAGGAATTTTTGCTCCATCTTTTGTTAATAAAACCGCTACGGCTGTTTTGAGTTCTGCTCCAGCTGTAACATTGATCACTGGACTTCCACCAGTTGGATTGTATTCATATGTTCTGTTTGCCATCTTCTCTGTACCTCCTTTCTTATTTATCGAACATTGCTCTTAATTCAGGATCATTCTGCATAACGATATCCTGTGCCTGTGCATCAGTAAGGTTTGGCATAGACTTTTTGATCTCTGCTACCTTTGCGTTCATCTTTGCAACACCTTCTGTATCGTCATTTCCTGTGTGAGCTCCACCAGATTTACCGATTTCCTCAAACAGACCTGATTTCTGAATTACCGCAAGGTTGTTATCCATGGATGCAATGAAGTTGTTATACGCTTCATCGGATGTTGCTTTCATGGATTTCAGAACTGGCACTAATTCCTCTGCTTTTGTTCCTAAGAGTTCATACTTCTTAGCAACTTCTTCTAAGGACTTCTGTTCTGCTTCCTCTGCTCTCTTCTGGATTGGTTCCATGATCTTCTTCATCATAGAAGTGAAGTCCTTTGTAACACCTTCCATTGCTTTATTCACTGCTTCCTGAACCTGTCCATCAATATCAGCTCTTTTTGCAGTATCCTCTTTTTTTGCATTTGCATCATCCTGTAATGCTTTTAATGCTTCTTTCTTTTCTTCCTCTGTCATGTTTGAAATATCAAATGCCATTTCATTCTCCTTTTCTTTTTTTTCTTTGTTAATAGTTTCTGGATCACAAGATTTTTCAATGACTTCTTGCATTTTTGCGATCTCAAAGTCATCTGCAACAACAGTATCTTCTTTATCCGTTGCTGCACGTTCTAATTTGATCCAAGACTTGGATGCATCATCAGAAAATGCCTTAAACTGATCAATGCTCTGTGCGATTGCGGCCTGTTTATCCTCACACTCTTTATCGAGTAAGATTGACACAATCGACTGCTCCAGAGAGTTGCAAGCATTCCATATCTGATCCCTCACGTCGTAGATCTTCTTTTCATTCATTACATCATCAAATGATGTTGCTTCATCTTCCATGGACTTTCTGACATCTTCTGAATTTACTCCTAAGCTGTCACAAAACGCATTAAAGAATCGCTTGAAAAAGTTTCCCTTCGGTTCTTCTGCACCTCCTCTCTTTTTAATCAGGATATTTGCTTTCTGATCTGCTCCGATATCTACTGCATCGATCTTTTTTACTTCCAGATCTTCCAGCTTTGTCTTTCCTTTTGTTTTCATGTTTCCTCCTTTCTAACGACACTTTTTCGAGTTTCAAAAACGCAAAGTGCATTTTCAAACACAAAAAATAGACCAATTTGCATTTTTTACAAAATGGTCTATTTTCATTTCAGATTTCACTTAATTTTAGAATAAATTTCAGTTTCTCATTTCAGATTTCACTTCTTCAATGATATTCTGAATCTTTCTTTTATAGTTCTTGTTCCCTGTCAGTCTTATGTGACTTTCCAAGGTTCTTAGATTTCTGGATGTTGGAACTCTTCTACGTTCCACGTTCTTCTTGATTGCGATCGCAACTCTTTTATTCCTACAGTGCGTATGGTGCAATTCAAAGCAATCAGGATTGTACACGATCCATTCATCCTGTCGGTGTGATTTCTTAATCTTAAGAATGCGATCATCTCCTAGTTAATTCCTTGCCACGCCTGTTGCAGCAAAAATCCTAACAGTTCCCAGATCTTGTTTTTGATACTTCCCATGCAAATATCTTTGCCGATCTTTTCATCGTAATTCTTTGGATCAACACACGAAGATGATTCCACGATATCAAAACCATTTCGAAGCACACAACGAACAACTGTTGTTGTCTCTCCCATCGTGATTGTCTCCGTAGATGCAATAAAATCATCGACCATTTCTGGCCCGATACTTACTCCAGATGGAAGATTTTTATTATCATCCACTTTCATATATGCTTTTTCAAAAACATCTTTCGGAGACCATGATTCGTACCCATCCGGGTATACAACCTTGTATCCTGTGATCTCCTTTGTGACTGGATTTCTTTCTGGTTCTGCCTGAATCAATTTTGCACCGATATATTTGTCCATCATTCTTCCTCCTCGACTTCAATACGTTTCGCTTTGCCCTCAATACTGAACATCGTATAAGTTCCGTCTTTGATCTTTGCCCATACTTCATCGTCTGTGATATGGAATCCAACCCACCAGCCCTCTGGCAACGTACCTTCCTCTATACCGAGAGTTTTCATCTTTTCCTTAGTGAATATAATACTCTCGATTAAAACGCCTGCACCGCCTCGCTCGTGCATCTCTCCGGCTTCACGATAGAACTCTACATAGGTATATGCTGTCTGTTCTAGTTCTTCCGGATCAATTAAATCGTTCTGGCGGTCAACCAGCTGATTTCCATTCTCATCGACTGCAATCTTAGCCCATCCAAAGACGTACTGCTTTTCTTCGTCCTTCTTAGTAATATCTACTCGATTCAAGGACTTTCGTATACTGTCCTGTGTCTGTTCTGGGGATCGTATATAATCGTTAAAATATCTCATGCTTCCTCCTTCTTATACAGCCGATCAAAGTCATTCTTACGAACTACATTTAATCGACCGACTGAATCTTTTACAACATAGTCTCCTATTCTTGCAACAAGTCTGCTGCCTTTATATCTTCGTGCATTAAAATAGACCGTGCATCCTATAACGGCTGTTGCTCCGTCTTTCTGTACACGATCTATCATAATTTCTTCGGTATTCATTTTCTTAGCGAACCAGTCAGGGGCGATCATATCAATATCAGCTGTGATCTGCACCGCCTGAACTGTCTGCTCTATTGCTTTGTACTTCATCATTCTTCTTTCTTTGCATATCGTCCAGTTCCATTTGCATAATGGATTCCGTCACAGATTTTCATAGTTACTTCTAACATCCCTAAAGGTTCAAACTGCCTACGAATATTTCTCGGAATTGTCTTATCCTTTAACCATTCATGCATGTCGTCCAGTAATTCAAACCATTCTTGTTCGTGTTCTGATACATCCATATCTTGTTTCATTAGCTGATCGAATCTTTCTTTTAATTCAAGATGTTTTTCCATTTTCTAAAGCCTCCATCCAGTGCGATACCTTCTGATAATCTTCAATATTTCCTGATAACATCATTTTATCATAGATCATATTATTCAGCCAGCCATACCTATCTGGTAACGGAACAGAAATAAGCTTCATTGCAAAATCATAATCATTTTTAAATAACCCAGCAACTTTATTTATATTTCTTAAAGCTTCTGTCATATGATCGTACTGTGATTCAAGAATTTGTATATTCTCTTTCTTGCTAATCTCCTGTGCTGCAAACTGTACCGAACCCTCTTCCATGTTCTCATACTGTTTATACATTTTATGATCATATTTTGTAACTGATCTAGCGTGTAACTGTTCATGTAACAAAATATGTGGGGCTGTTTCATGTCTGGTTATAATATCTCCGTTCCACTGGATACCATAAACACCAGAATCATCATCAACTACGACCTTTCCACTCCATGAGCTTTCAAGATCAAGATGTTTGTCTGCAATCTCTGACATTTTATTAGCATGAGTCTCTATTTCCTCTGTGCTGTACTCTCGCAGTTCATCTTCTTCTGTTTCATACGCTGCGGTCATAGATTTTGAATTGACATACATAACACAGCATTTACACCTCGGATGAAGCGGAGGAAGTAGCTTACCTGGGGCAAATTCTTCGTCCATTCCAACAACTTTTCCGTTCAGTTCTCTACATGTGCTGCATGTATTCTCACTGTCCGTTGCGGACCATTTTTTGTCCTGTGGTGGTAATATACCCTGATCGACAAGATTCTTTGTATGCTGGTATCTGCCATACTCATAGGCAAATGCTCTTTCGGTCTGTGCGATCGTCTTTGCTCTTTCTCTGAGCTGACGTTCTGCATACTTCATCTGCTTGTCTCTTGCCATCTGTTCAATCTTTTCTGGCTTTGTTCTTGGGTGTTTCTTCTCCAACTCTGCCTTGATCGTCTCATAATACTTCATAGCTGCCTGAGTCTGTGGCTTTGTTAAACCAATACAGGGACGGATAAACCTTGCAAGCTCATCTGTTCCCATATGTTTTCTTATTCCGATATCGATCATTGACTGAATTGCATCTTTCTGTATTCTTGTACAATTCGTTACAAGCTCAGCTGTGTGATTTTCCAACCAATCAGATACCGCCCAATGATCTGCATCAAATTTATATCCAATGTCTATTCCTTTGTGCTGGTTTTGATTTTTAGCACCAGCTTTCATTGCTTTAACCATCTCTGGTGCAATCTTATCATGAACCAGTTTTGAATAATCCTGTTGCCATTCTTCTACAGATTTCTTGGAGATCACACCAGCCTGAATAGCTTCTCTGATCTCTTTAAATGTAAAAACCGTCTGCTGATCCTTCCAATACCTGACCAGCAAGCGTGTTAATTCTGGACTGCTGCTATTAAGAAACCTCTCTAATGCTTCTTTCACATCATTTGGCTTCATCGATCCACGCTTCTTAACCTTTCGGAATAGGAACATATAATCAGCTCCTTCCTAATCGTTTCTTGGCTTCCTGTACCTTTCCATCATCTTCGGCAACGTCCTGATTGTCCTCTGGGTGTACATTATTTCCCTGTGATCCAAGATCATTTGTCTGCTGATCTTCTCTATCAGGATCAATGAATCTTTCATCGTCAGCTACCTTTGGCGGCAAATTGGCGGCTTCTCGAACATATGTTTCCAATTCGTCGTCTGGGATCAATACACCAGTGCCAACCATCGTCTGGATGTACTGTGCTAATTTGTTCATGTCGATCTTTTCAATATCTCCGTGAACCATCTTCGGGTAGTCTGTGATCCCCTTGAAATGTTCTCCGTTTAGATCAATCAATCTTGGGATCGCTTGGTTATTAAACGCTTCACAGATAATGTCAAGGTATGATCCAATCGCTACAGCAAATAACTCTGTCTTATCATCGGACAGTGCAAATGATCCAGTGTGTTCATGCCCCAACAGAATAAAATCCGCAAGCGTTGTCATTGCTATGCGGCTATCATAACGATTTATGATCTCGTTCGTATCAATCTGTCTGCTTCCACCTGTGGAAACAAGCTCGAACTTAAATCCCGGTGGTAACACGATTCCAGCACTTTTGTCTTGTCGGACATTCTTTACCAAACTATAAGCCCAGGTTAACATTCTTGAGCCTTCGGGATCATCTGGATTATACAAGTCAACACCTTCTGGTGGTGTGACCATCGGTATACCAGCGAGATCTCTTTCAATCCCGATCCCTTCAAATTCCTGAATCCCTTTTTTAAAGTACCAGGAACGATAAGCATTTCTCAGGATACTCCTTCCTTCTGGATTTCCTTTTCTGGATCTGGTCCTGAAATGGATTGCCTTTTCCAGTGGGATCGTATAAAGTCCAAAATTTGGCGGTGGCATCTGCGTCATGCCGATAAGATTGTCTTCATTGTCATACTCCCATTGATACAACGAATCCTGTGATCGGATAGGAAGCTTTCTCCATCCAATCAAACCATCATCATATTTGCTGTTCGTCTTAGGATTTCCTGTCCGCCCTGATCTCCTCTTATATACGATCTCATGATACGACCAACCATATGTAAGGAATGATAATATTTCCGATACTGTGTCAGTCCATGTGCTCTGCATATCATTCATGCAAGACTCCACGAACTCTGCTGCCTCTATATCCTTTTGATCGTCTCCCTGTGGCTCTACGGAAAACTGTGCCTGTCTAAGCAATGTATCTAACGCAAATATGATTGCTCCGATCACATCGTCGTTAGATTCCATTTCCGCATATACCTTTACTCCTCGTTGACCTCTCAACTCTGGGAGAAATTCTTCGTAAAAGCTACCGCCCCACCGGTTTTGACCGATGCGACCTATTTCATCATACAATGCTATTTCACCTCCAGTAACTATCTTTTGTTCCAACATCACTTCCTGGAACACTGATTGGTTTAATTTTGTTTCTGTAGCAAGATAAAACAACAGCATCCGCCCGGTCCGGAGACTCTCCGATGCGTTCTTTCATTGCTTTTTTCGATTCTAGCCGTATCTTCCCTGATGAACTAAGATCATATTTTCTCGCACTTAATTGTGCGATAAGCTCTGTATCATTTGGTAATACTGCTTCTTTTTCTTCTAACATATCTCTTAATATGGACCATGCATAAGATGTGATATCATGATATTTTTCTGCTGCTTTCTTGTCTGGAACGGCAGCAGAAAAATTAACCGGAACGATAACCACACCAGATAGCTTTCCTTCCGATTTTAATTCATTCAAACGATCTGTTACCCCTCCACCAAGACCAGTATCATCTATGATCACATATATTGTTTTTTTATATTTAAACTTTTCCTTGATATTCCTACACTCTACAACAACATCTCCTACAGTTTTCATTAGATCTTGACCATGCCTAATCTTTTCTAGTGTGATTTTGTTATTCATATTTCTTGCGATCACTGTGTCATCGTCACCAAAGCGGGCCACATCGACTCCTAAAGTGCAAATATCAGCTGGTGGTATCTCTTCCAAGATGATCGATGCTTCCAACATTTCCAAGGGCATATAAACATCATCATCCTGTTTGGGAAACAATCCTTTTACTCTGACTCTGACAACATTACTTTCTTCTCCATATTTTCTGATCAGAGAATCAATGTTGTCTTTATTAGTTCTTTTAGATTCTGCGGAGTTTACAGTAATGCAATAATATAATTTACGATCCGATGTATGGCTGTCGTAAAATGTACCGCTTGCTTTTGTCGGGTTTCCACAAAGCAGCAATTTATTATTGGCTCCTGTCAGAGTACCTAAGATTGCTTCCATGATTGGATCTGCAACACCAGAAGCTTCATCAACGATGAATAGCATATTATCTTCATGGAATCCTTGCATATTTTCTGGAGTGGTTGCTGTTCTTGCTACTGCATACCAACGTTCTTTGCTACCAATCATAGATATTTTTGTTTTGGTCCACTGTAGTATCTCCTTCAATAACGGAGATTTACTTTGCCACTTTGAAACCTCTGCCCATAGAACATCGTTCAACTGGTGCAGTGTTGGGGCTGTTGCAACAACTCTTGCATTCTCAAAACAGCTTAAAAACCATAACAATGTTGCAGCTTCAAATCCTGTTTTTCCAACACCCTGTCCGGATTTTATCGTTACTTTTGGATTATCTCTTAAAGCAAATGCTGCTTCTTTTTGCCATTCATCTGGATAAAAAGAAAGAACTTCTTCAAAAAATTGAACTGGATTCTGCTGCCATAAAGGAATACTCTCTACAAGGAAATCATGTAATACTCTATCATCCATCTGATTCCCTCGCTTTTTTTACAGCATCCATCCAAGATTGAACTGCATCTTCTCCTGTATCAGTTTCACTGTGTCTGATTTGTTCTGTCTTAGCTCTGATCTGCTCAATCTTAGCTTTCTGTTCAACTGTAGCAATATCCATATGATCTGCAAGCCATTGTAAAGCTTTCATCTTATCAACCAGCTTAATACTCGCTCCGTCTTTTCCTTGCTTCACTTCCGTGATCAACGTTCCATCAACATCTTCAGATTGTTTAAATTTCACAGTATTGACTTCTTTTTCGAGGACTTCTTTTTCTCCAGTTTCTTTGTTTTCTACCATTACTGGACCAAAAGCACCTATAACTTGAATATTTTCTCGCCCAAACGATACATAATCTGTCACATCTGCAAACGCAATATCCATGTACTTTTGAAAGATATCTTCTTGTTTTAGCATCTCTCTGTTCATGTGATTCTGCTTTAGCTGTTCAATCTCTTTTCTTATTGCTGGATTCTTCATGAGCCTGCTCCCCAATACGGCAGCAGATGCATAAGTACATCCTGGATAAGCTTTCATGTAAGCTTTCGTATAATTAAACATCCTAGACTGATACAAACAAAAAAGCTGCTGCTGATCGGTAAGTTCATCGTTGATCACGACCTGACTTACATCCTCCGCAACGGCTTCTTTTTTGTGTGCACCCTTTTTATTTTGTGTGCACCCCTTTTGGATACATCCTGTCTTTTTGTTCCTCGACCATGCGTATCGTTTCTTCCACGATTTCACAGTATTTATCGAGACTCCATACTTGGCAGCAATGTCTTTATACTTCATTCCGGCTACATAATCGGATTCTGCCAATATGTAGTTTTTTTCTTCATTCAAACATTACCACCTTCTTTCTTATTTCTTAAATGGACCTCCGGGGACTCGAACCCTGGACCGATCGGTTATGAGCCGACTGCTCTGACCTGCTGAGCTAGAGGTCCTTAAATTTATGCACGAAAAAAGCACCCGAAGGTGCTTAATTCAATATATTTTGAGATTTGATTAACCTTTTGTTGTACGCGCAACTCCTAATATATTAGAAATTGCATCTTGTAATACTCGTGAATAATTAATTCCCGCTTTATCGGCTTCTACACTCATCCAATATGGAATTGTACAGTTTTTCTTAACTGCTTTATTATCCACTCTCTTTCTGTACTCTGTAAAGTCTACATCTACAAGTGTTACTGTGTCTCCTGCTTCTACATTTTGAGCTTTTGAATTTGGTTCTGGAAGACTTTTTTTCTCATCTTCCATATCAATCCCCATCAATCCAATAGCATCTCTGGCCATTTCCATAGCCTCTGCTATTGTATCGCCTTCTGTAGCGATATCAAAATCAGGGATTTCTACATAATACCCTTCTTGATCCGGTTTTAAAATAACCGGATACGCTACTTTCTTTGCCATGTTTCCATTCCTCCTAAAATCTTGCCGTTTGATCCTTTTTTCATTTTTGTTTTTCATGAATCCACCAAGTCTGGGGCTTAAAGCCCCAGTTTCTTGATAATAGATTTAGCTAATCGCTCCTTAATCTCTGGATGTCTTGGAATTGGCTCAATTCTGTTACCATCTGTATATAGATCATGGTTCCCACCATTCCGTTTTAAATACCATCCATTTTTTTCAAGGAGTTTAATCAAATCTCTTCTCTTCATGAAAAACTCTCCTTTTTTTAATTTATATGTTTATTATACGTACAAAATGCGTATAAGTCAATAATTTTATGCGTATTTTGTACGTATTTTTATTAGCAAGAAAAAGGAACATTTATGAAGTATCGCTTCATCTAATCGCTCTAGCCTATATATTAGCCTATTTTTTGCGAACGTGACCGAACATTTTCTAATTTTCTTGAAAAAATCTTGTATTTCTCATTCTACAACTGTCTTCTGTATAAGCTACTCGCCTTTTAGGGTGTAACTGATTCATCTTATGTGCTACCTGCAGCCACGTCATGCCATCAATGTAATAAAATCTAAACATCATTCTTAGTTCGCTCTTCTCAATGCTATTTATATATTCTTCCGCTTGATTCATGAGTTCCAGAAGTTCATTTTCTTTTTCGATCAACATAGCTTTTCGTTTATTAAGCAGCAGCCTCTTTCTGCTAAGTTCTGGTACTGGCATACCTTCCACCACAAAATGCTGTATTCCACCCATGCCACCGCTTACTGTGTCTTTTACCGTTCCTTCTTCTGCAATTCTGAAGATCTGCTTTTCAGTCTCTGTGATTCTTCTCCTTAAATCTTTAATTTCTTCTTTCATGTCACAATATTGGATCAGTACGTTCTTGTCCACGTTCTCCCCTCCTGTTACGATTTATTATCTGCTGCCTTATCCGATCCGCCATCTCCTGATACTCTTGCTTGTATTGCGCCCGATCGGCACAAATGCCCATGCAGATTATCTCTGCACAGGCCTTGCATGGATCTACCATATCTTTCTTCCACCTTTTTGCTTCATCAGGTTTCTTTTGTAAAGCTTTCCTTTGGTCGTCGAATAGTATTTGTCTTTATCTTCTTTCTTTTTCTGTCTGATCGCCTGCATGCTTAACTTCCATGCAGTAAATTCAGTACACTTTCTTCGGCATTCAACTCGTTTTTCTCTTTCTCCACCATGATCACACTTGAAACATGGACAATCTTGATATCCCATTTATGTATCACTTCTTATAATTTGTTCAGTGGACATTCTTCATCGCATATCCTTTTATATTTTTCATAATCATTCGGCGTTATTCTTGGATATACGCAATAACCATCACACATCTCAGTTCTAACTTCTTCCAGAATGTCCGTTACTGTCTTCACTCTCTCATGATCCTCTTTCACGACACCTGTAAGATTCTCTGTTATTGTCATAACTCATCCCTCTCTTTCGCTGCACTACAGAGTGACATTACTGCCACTCCTGCAACTGCTCCGATAAATAATCCGCTTAAAAATCCAATGATCATAAATTATCCTCCAAACATGCTTACTGTCCCTTTTCTTCAATCATTCCAAGGGTTCCTGATTGCAGCTTTTTCAAAACTTCTGGAATATTCATCTTTTCAATAGTGTCTTTTGCAAGATTCTCTTTTAGTTTCTGTTCTAATGATTTAACAATATCAACTTCTACTTCGTGTTTTGCTCTCTGAATCATGTTACCGATCTTATCATCAAGCTCTCTTTTTAGATATTTTGTTGTAAGTAGATCTGCTGCTGAATACCGATTACTTCCCCAGTCTTGATAATTTCCATCTTTATCATATCTTTTCTCTTTAATGAAACTTTCAAATTGCATTCCTACATATTCGGATAATGAATAATATGTGATTTTATCACTCCAATCACTTGATTTTTCAGGAATCTGAATATTATTAATCTTTTCAGAGCATACATTTTCGATAAATTTATTGATTGCTTTATTGATTGTCTCTTCTGATTCTTTAACTTTCTCTGCAATCTTTGCATCAACCATTCTCAATGCTTCATGTGTTGCTTTCTTTAAAAGGGCATCTTCCACACCTTCAATGATTCTCTCTTTTAATTCTTCGTCAATTGAATAGGAATCTTCTTCCATCCAATCAAGTTCTACTTCGATATTAAATTTTGCCATAATTCTTTCTCCTTAACTTTCTTTAACAATTAATAGAAACGGTCTTTCTGCATTTCGTCATCAACTTCCTTTGGTATCGGAATCGGTTCAAAGTCATCTATGTAGTTGTTAAATTCCACCATTCTTTTTTCTTCGTCAGTCATTATCAATCACTTCCTTCTCACAATGAATACAACTATCATCGCACTTGATCCGAACCTTTAACTTCTGTTGCTTGTCCGGACATAACTTCATTTTTCCGATCGGTTTATTTGTGATCTCACAGATGTAACCTTCAAATTCTTTCTTGTTTACCATTATTTTTTCCTCCACGCCATCACTACATCATTCTTTCTAAGATCTAATTTAATGTTGTTTTCTTCTCTGACCTGCTCGATCATATCGATCCATGTCACATTTCCTGTTTCTAAACACTCTGTTTTGTCATTGAATCTTTTTTTGAATCGATCTAATCTCTTAGTTCCGAAATCAAATTCATCTTTCAAAACTATAAGACTCATGATCAATACAGTATCTAAAATCTGTAGTGTTGCATCTCTAAAATCCTGGTCAAGTTCTCTTGGATCTATTAGTGTTCGAAGCCCTGCAAGATTTCTCTGTCTTGTTACTCTCTGTAGCTCTTCTAATCCTTTTTCTTTTACTATTTTGTCGCAGAACGCAATTCCTTCGTTTCTGCCCTGCATAATATAATCTTGTTTACTCATTTTATCTACCTATCTCAGACAGCTTAACTTTCTACCTGAAACAGCATTTATACTGATCACTTTCTCCTTATTTTTGCCTGATCATATAAACTGCTGTGATTCTTCTCCTGTGATTTGAAAAATTGTAATACCAAATCTAGTTTGTGAAAAATAAAAATACAAAAAACCTGAAAAATATGTTTACGTTTGCTTGCTTCGTTAATAGTTACTCGAAAAATCTTAATCAGGTAGAAAGTTAAGCTGTCTGATCGTACTCCTTTACTTATTTACTTATGGTATCCGGCACAATTACCTACATAATGCCACTGCAAACCTTCGTGTTTTGTCTCGCCCCCCCCTGTTATCTCAGGGTAGAAACGCTTATACCACCTCATCAATGTCTTATGATCGATGCCTGATGTTCTACTGATCTCATTTGTGGACATGCCATGTTGGATCCATAACTGCACAACACGGCGTTTAAATCCTTTGCTGTAATCCGCCATTAGTTCTCCTTTCTGCCCACTGCCTTAGGCAGCAGGCTCATGGCTTATACTGGCTGTTTCTTATGCGGTTAATAGTTACATGTGGTATATAATTTAGCTCTCCGGCTGATCACTGCCTGCATATGATCCCTTTGTGCTGTTGTTGGTCACTTAAGATCATTCCTAAATCCACAGCTACCACGACTAATACTACGACTTTTTATTAAACAACAATCATGGTTTATAGTGTCTTGCAGGCAGTGATCAACCGGATAGTCTTATTTTTATTACATTGCTGCGAGTAACTTATTGATAAAGTACTGCTGCCCTTTTCCTGTAACTTTCGTGGTCTTGCTGATCTTCGTTGATCCATTTGGCTGATTGATCACTGTTTCCTTGATCTCGAATAGATCCATATCCATTGCTCGTTGCGTTGGCATATTCCAATCAGAGCCTTTTCTCTTGATCAGATAACCATTGCATCGCATCCATTCAAACAGTTTATTTTGCCCCGTCTGTACTCCGTTTTGACGAAGAATCTTAGCCAACTCTCCGATCAGGATAGATGTATCACTCGTGGAAACTGCATCCGCAAATATCTCTTTTGGCTTCATTCTTTCGTTATCCTCAATCAGTATTGCGTTGTCTGATTTGAGCTTGTCTATCGTTTTATCTGCCATCTTCAATGCTCTTGCAAATATCTGCTCTGGTGTATTCCAGGCTTTCTCAAGATCCAAGAAATACTGTCGGATTTGCTTTCCTTCAGGTGATCTCTGAATCATACAAATCTGCTTTGCCATGTCGATGGAAATCAGAAAGTCCGTCTGAGGTCTTCCATTGTGTTCTACAGTTTTACTCTTTTTTGAGTAAAAGTCTTTAGACTCTTCAAAGCCATATTCACACATTCTTGGAAACCAATCGTTAAATCTTGTTTTGATGTTTAACTTCTCATGTAAATCTCTTGCTGACACTGTTGGCTCTTCCGCTTCGTAGTTAACAGCAATCAATTTGCTCATTTCGTTCATGTCAAATCTCATCTCCTAACTGTTTCTGTAACAACTGCTGTTCCAAAGAATCAAAATCATAGTCCCTTTGACAATTTAATTCCCCCGGAGTTTTTTCACTCTGTATTCTTTCAGGTTTTTCGTAATTTGCATCCAAGTAATCTATGTATCCAGAGTTAAAAAACGTGCTGCCATTTTGAGGCTTTCTCCAGTCATCTAACGCCAAGTCCGCCTTGTATCGGTCAATGGCACGACTTAATTCGTCGAATCCGATATCAAGTAAACGCCTCTTATTGGCATCTGAGACTTTCCCCTTCCCACGTTTCTGAGGGTATAATTTCCAAACTCTCTCAAACAGTGCATCTGCTTCAGATTTGCACATAGTATTTTTATTTATATCTTTCTCTTTATTCTTTATCTTTATCGGCTTTTTTGGGTTTTTAGTTTTTTTTTCGGTTTCTTCAAAACCCAATGGGTTTTTTGGGTTTTCTTTTGAGTCGTTTTCCTTTTTAGGTCTTCCACCCTTTTTCCCATTTTCCCGATTAGAACTGCATCGATTTTCGTACTTCTTTGAATCACGATTCATCTGGCTTTGTATAAACGAAAATGCCATCATGGATATTCCATCAAGTTCTGGAACAACTCCTGATTCAGAGTAATCAATCAATGCCATCAATAACTGACCTCTCTGCTCATCTGTCAGTAATTTTAGTGGTTCCCGATATTCATGGTAGATCAGGAAGCTGCTCTTTTGCTTCATGTGATCACCTCGTTATTCGTAAATCGTACAGATCTCCATATTTCTTTTGGAACATCTTTTTCTTGATCTTGAAAACATCTGTTTCCACGCCTTTCACATCTTCAATCACACCTCTGTTTACTCTACGATCAAAGTAAGCAAAATCCCCTCTGTATGTGATCGCTCTAATCGTCTTGCCCTGATAAATAAATTTATCTTGAAGGACCACGACCGGCTGTAGTTCCAGATGTGAGATCTCTCCTGCTGTTTCTAACAACTTTAATTCCTGATATCTTTCTGCTTCTCTGATGCTGTCAAACTTGATCCCATCAACTATCGTTTTGTGATTGTTGTACTTGTTGGATCTGTTGTAATTCTTCCAAGCCATTCTCCTGCTCCTTTACTATGATTCCATAAACCTTGTACTTTTCCTGGAAAGCTTTCTCTCCGATCGTATGATCTTCTGTATGATGCGTTCTGCATAGGCATATCTTTCTGTAATCGCTGTCGTCTACGGTCCTGCGATCATTTCCCATGCCGATCTTGTCAACGTGATGGATTTCTCCTTTGCGGCCACAGATCGCGCATACACGATTCTTGATGCAATAATACAGATACCTTCCAATATCATCTGCTCGGTTGATCGCCAAATCAGATAATGGGATCCCCTGCTCTAAGCAGAACTCCAACAACATTGAGATAAACTCTCTTGCTGTATCAACTGTGCATGTCCCTAAAGAGAAATAATCATTTCCTGTCCGTATGATATATTCATACTTCATGATCTCTTTCATCTGTTCAGGAAGATAACCAGTATAGTCTGCGATGTCTCTGATCGTTGCGTATGTCTTTTTTCTCTGTGCATTTGTTATTGTTCTACCATCATCCAACCGAAGCTCCACATCATGGATTCGCTTATCCAGAATCGTATTAAGCAGATTTTTCTCCGGAACAAAGACTTTCATCTCTGTTCCTTCGATATCTGATCTAATTCCTGTTATCTTTGCTAATTCATGCATTGATCACTTAATCATCTCCATACTTTGTTTTTAACGCTAATAGCATTCTTCCTACTTCGCTTCCAGTTAATGCATCAAGTGTTGTGCTTTCTCTTTTACACCAATAATCTATATTGATTCCGTGCTTAGAACAAATTTCAATTAACGTTGCTTTCTGTGATTCTGTAGCCGGTCCGTCTTCAACTGGAACATAATCCATGTTCTCTTCTTTTACCCAAAGATTGAACCCTAGCCCTGTATTGATAGCTACGCACTTAACAAACGACCTACAAGCACTAGCCCAAACTCTGGCTTGATTCATCGAATTTGCCTTTACTGGATTTTTACCATTCATGACCGGCGATTGCATGTAATACACCTGATCATCAATGCATACTTTAATCCTTGTTTCGTAACATTGATTTATATTTCCATTTTTGTCTTGAAACGTCTGATCGCTACAAAAAAGACTATTCCCTGTTCTTTCGTTCTGGCAAAGTTCAAAATATACCTTTTCCGCACCGTTCTCTCTTAAAAGTTCCATGCACTTTGCCCAGTTCAAATACATAAACCCTTCTCGTTCTGCACAATACGGAAGTACATTTACTTTTACCAATTCATCATATGGTTTTAACATCTATATCACCTCAAAATAACCTTTGATTCTTCTTTGATCATCGCACTCTATTTCATGCGACACCCCATTAAAGAACCATTCTTTAAATTCTTCTTTTAACTTCGGATCACTTGTTACAACTTCCCAAAGATAATCAAAAGCATCCTGTTTATCTTCATCGTGGTTCCACACTTCATATTCAATTTTTTTCATTGCTTCCTCTTCTGGAATAGCAAAACCGTTGTACTCATACCCTGTTATGATCTGCATCTTTAAACCTCTTTCCTAATTCCTCTAATCGAGGAAACACGATATCAAACTGCTCTTCTGACATTTCACAAAACTCAATTCCTGCATTTCCATACTTTTCTCCAACAATCAAAGCGTTACCAAGAATCGGGTATCCATGGCGATCTGTCTCATACAGCCATGAAGCTATCTTGTTTAATTTGGTTTCGTCGCAATGAAAATAAAATTCTTCATCAACCAACATGCTTACTTTTGATCCCGGCACATTTTTAATCTCAATTCCTGCACCGATCTCTGTATATAATCTCTTGGGCTGTACGTGTTCAATTAACTCACATCTGTTTCCAATGTGTTCTTTCAACTTTTTCCATGATTTAAGTCCCTCATCTGGATATTCCAGCTCTTTTACCTCATTATCAGTTTTGATCAGAATCATCTTTCCCATTGTCATTTCCTCTTCTTTCTTCTAATAATCCCATCAATTTTTCTTTCAGATACCCTGCTTCGATCATACAGTTCCGATTATCCAGAAACAGCATTGTACTGTAATCTGGTCGCTGTTCTGCACTAAAGCCATTTTCCCAGATCTTAACGCTTAGCACTGCGGTGGCTCCATGATATTCGACGCATACGCACGGAACACCTGGCTCTCGCCAATCTATCCAGTCTATAGTTCCATCTGTCATTTCTTGCAGTCGCAACGATAGATCAAAGATTTCAACTACCAATTTTCTGATTTCACTTTTCTTCTGATCTGTGTTATACTTTTCTTGTGTATTTACATCTGTGCCTTCGGAAGTTGCCGCTTCCTGGGCACATTTTTTTATCATTCTTGCTACTTCGTCATAAGCAAGAAGCTTTGCGGTTTCGAAGTGTATTTTGCCTTCTAACTCTTCCGCCTGCATATCTAGCTCAATTTCTTTCTCTTGAAATTTGATCATATGATCAAGCTCTTTTAAAATCTTATTTATCAAATTTCTTCACTCCTTCCTCATAGATCATCGCTGTGATCAAACACAACGCTGCTAATTCCTTAAATATTCCCATTGCGATCAGCACCGCTGCCGTGCAGATCATGGCTTTTGTTTCACTTTTCATCTCATGCTCCTTTCTCAAACACTTATCATTTCAGTTGCAAAAAACTTTTTTGCATTTATGAAATATCTATGCTTATTTTCACTTGTCCGGATTGCATATCCCCATGGAAAAATCCCTTGAATCAGTCCTTTTTCGATTGTTGGAACCCCCATTCCCATCAAATACGCAACTTCTTTCGGGGTTAACGTCTCTATTTTCTTTTTAGGAATTACTGTCTCTTCGAAGTAATTCTCTGGAAGATCAAATGCTTCTGCAATCTCATTTCGTCTTGCTTTTGTCGGTTCCGAATCTCCGGACATCCACTTACTGACGGTCGATCTACTTACACTGCAGATTCTGGACAACTCTACTTGATTGATGTTTTGATCTACCATTACTTTTTTAAGCCTGTCCCTGAACACCTTTATCACCTGCCTTTCTTCAGATGGCTTAAGTCTCCGCCCGATTGAGTGCTATTTTTAATGATTAATCAATTTAGGGGGGAATTTCAGATTTTAGATTCATACAAAATTACATATTTCTCAAACAGGTTACGTGTATCGGACAGAGGATTAAGCCATCTGCTATTATTCTGTTGTTTTTCTTTCATATATCTCCTATACTTAATTCACAGGGCACTGGCATGTCCGAGTATTCAAGAAAGGAGAAATCCGTATGAAATACATTTTCTACATTGATCAGGAAACCGTATCTTGCGATTCAACCACCATTGAATCTTTAATTAAAGATAACTGCAATTCATATTTACAAGTAAATTCATCGCTTTGGGCTTTAGATATTGACAAAGATCGTTTCATAACTAGTTTTCTTGCTCCTGAAAAATACTATATCGATATACTCTTTGATGAATATCTAAATGATTCCAGTATCTGTTTTATGCTAGATGCGAATTCTAAACATTGTAATTATTTGTTACCGGACAGTGCTATTCAATTTATTTATAAGGACGTTGAATAACACGCTTCTTAATAGCTTTTGTCCCTAAGCTTTGCAACGCTTCTGTCATTTGAAGGAGTGCAACTACATCTTCTTCATCTAGATATTCTTTTTGGCAGAGCGTTGTAATTGCTTTTTGAATTTGATTTCTTACATAATTCAAATAATCACTAGTTATTGTGATATCTGGTTTTTTCCCATATTCTCACCTCCTGGTTATTTAATTTCGGTTAAACCGAAGTCTAACGGTAAAAAAATAATCTGCGAATAACGTACATTATACGTTTCTTCTATTTTACGAAGCACTGGAATATCTGGATAAGACTTTCCTTGTTCATAGTTTCTAAGTGTATCTGTCGCTATTCCTATTAATTTAGCAGCTTCTTCTTGCTTATACCCTCGCATTTCACGGATACTTTTTAATGTTGCTTTCATATCTTTAGGAAATCTAGTTTCCATTTTCACTTTCGCTCACCTCCTTAGTTCTCTTATATACTATCACGGTTAAACCGAAGTGTCAACGGTTTTTCCGAATTTTTTTCGGTTTATGTTGATTTTTTTCGGTTTCTCCATTATAATATAGACATATTCAAATCAAGAAAGGAGGCACTGGTAAATGAGCGACTTAGGAAACAAAGAAGTCATGGCTAGAAATATAAAATACTATCTAAAGGCTAACGATGTTACTCAAACAGAAATGTGCAACACCTTAGGTTTTAAAATGTCTACCGTATCAGATTGGATGCATGCACGAACCTATCCACGAATTGACAAAATAGAAATGATGGCTAATTATTTTGGAATAGAAAAATCGGATTTGGTAGAAAAGAAATCTTCTTCTGCAGAACTTAATAAAAGAGACACAAAACAAATAGAAGAAATCCTACAGCAAACCAAAGACAAACTAACATCCCAAGAAGGACTAATGTTTGATGGTGATCCTGCTTCTCCTGAAGCAATTGAATCTATTCTAAACGCAATGGAAATTGGGATGGAGATGGCTAAGAAAAAGAACAAGGAAAAATATACACCTAAAAAATACAAAAAGGACTGATGTGAATGGACATAAAAAAGATTGTAAATTCGCTTGTCAAGAAACACAAAACAAGAAATCCTTTTGAGATTATCAAAGGACTAAATGTTATTCTTGTGCCAGTGCCACTTGAAGGTGTCAGAGGGTTTTATCAATATTTTCAAAGAAATAATATTATCTATATTGATGATTCTCTTCCAGAACATGAACAGATTCTTGTCTGCGCCCATGAGTTAGGCCACATGCTACTGCATAAAAAGGCTAACGCTCTCTTCATGGATACGTATACTGGATTTAACACCACAAAATACGAAAAAGAAGCTGATTTATTTGCTATGGAACTTCTGGTACCTGACGAAACATTCTTAGAATATCAAGAATATACAACTGAACAAATTGCACTCGCTCTTGGGTACACTGAAAAACTAATTAAGTTAAGATTAAAATCAAAATGAAGGGAACATAATGGGGTTATTAAATTCAATATTTGGAAACAACGAATTAAATGATAAGATTCAGGAATTAGAAAATTCTAATTTAGAAATGCAAAAAACAATTGCTAATCTTGAAATCGAAAAAGCTAAATTGGAATCGAAGCTTACACCTGAAATGTTGGATTTGGAATCTTTACAAAAACAGATTTCTGAATCACAAGTAAAATTTGCTCATGATAAAATGGAACAAGAACAAAAGCTTTCAGAACAGTATGATAAGTACATGGAAGAAATTTCTAAGCAAAAGTCGCTTATTCTTGCTTACAATGACGAAATTAATGAGCTAAATTCTAATATAAAAGAATTGAAAAATGAACTTATTACTTTCTCTGATGAAGTTCTTGTTCAGGATTTCGGGTTATATGAACCACGCTACTCTTTTACTAACGCTGATGCTTATAAAGCAGAGCTCATAAATATACGAAACCAGCAGAAAGCAATGATCAAGGATGATACAGCTGTATCCGGGAACATAGGATGGCAAGTAAATGGTAGTGAAGCCAAAGGACGAAAGTTAGTAAAAGACATGCAGAAGCTACTGCTTCGTGCGTTCAACAGTGAATGTGATGAGATTATTAGTAAGGTAAAATACAATAACTATGATACATCTGTTAAGAAAATGGAACGAAGTTTCAATGCTATTGCTAAATTGGGTGTAACAATGTCAATTTCCATAACCGCTCATTACTATGATCTGAAAATTCAAGAGCTTAGATTAGCTCTCGAATATCAGATTCAAAAACAGCGTGAAAAGGAACAAAAGGCAGAATTAAGAGCTCAACAGCGTGAAGAAGCTCGATTACAAAAAGAACTAAAAGAACAACGTAAAAATATTGATAAAGAACGCAAACATTACGAACAAGCCCTTTCTAATATCAATCATCAAATTTCAACCGCTTCTGATGACAATATAGAAGATTTAAATCAAAAAAAAGAGGAAATCATACAATCTCTTTCCGAGATTGACACTAAAATCAAGGATATTGATTACAGAGAGGCTAACCAAAAAGCTGGTTATGTATATGTAATTTCTAACATTGGATCATTCGGTGAAGGTATTTACAAAATCGGTATGACACGTAGATTAAATCCACAAGATCGTGTAGATGAATTAGGAGATGCTTCTGTTCCATTCAAATTTGATGTACATGCAATGATCTTTTCAGAGGATGCTCCAGCATTGGAAGCAGCCTTACATAGAGCTTTTGAAGATCGTAAATTAAACCTTGTAAACCAAAGAAGAGAATTTTTCAGAGTTTCCTTAGATGAGATCAAGGATGTTGTTAAGAATAATTTTGATAAAACAGTGGAATTTGTTGATGTTCCTGATGCTGATCAGTACAGAATCTCCCTGAAACTACGAGAGGAGGAACATCAAGAATGAGCATCTTTGATTTTTTCAGAAAGTCGAAACCCGAAGAACCTAAGCAAGAAGTTTTAGATGAACCATCAACTTCTAACATCGCCTTGGATTCATCATCTTATGTCAATGATTCAGAAGTTTCCCTAAAAAAAAGAGAGTTTTATACAGCTGTATTCCTCGACAGATACAGTACTGGAACTCCGATCATGGACGACAACGAATATCCAAGATACTTCCAGTATGATTTTGAAATCAAAAGCCCATCTAAATTTCATAAAAAATTAGTCCAAGATGGTTATTATAAAGATGCTGAATTGGTAGATATCTTGCGTTCTTTAAGAATACCAGAGTTAAAAGCTCTGTTAAGAGAATTACGTCTACATGTATCAGGGAACAAAGAAGATTTGATCAATCGTCTATTAGCTACTGATTCCTCTGATGAATTAATGCATATTTTAAATGCTGATCATATAAAATTTTATTCTCTATCTAATAAGGGAAAATATTTTGTGGAAAATCACAAAGATTATATTGATCTGTTTAACCACAGAATCAAATTAGGGATAGGCATTGACGAATATATATCTGCTAAGAAATCATGTCCAAATAATTATGATTTTCATAAGATCATTTGGTCTATATTCAATGATCGAGAATTTGAATACATGAAAAATAGTAAATTCAATTTATTAACATGTAATTATCGATCTATGGCTGAATGGCTAGGTGATTCAGGTAAACAGGAAGATTCTCTTCTGTACTACCTAAAGGCACTCTACTTTGAGATTATGGCTTCAAATTTTAGCAACATATCATTATATAACGATGGCGTATATTCTTCTACACGTGTACATTCAGATTCTTTTAATGAACCATATTTAACATATCTTGTAGGAAAAATTTATAATTTAAGAGAATTTTATTCTCAAACAATTTTTGAAGATGCTTGTGAAGTAATGAATCACTTTTATGAATTTGTCTTATGCGATAAAAATACTTTCAAACGTTTGGTTGAAGATATAATCAATAATAATTACGATCATGACAAATGGATGAAGGAATTTACGACGAATCAGATCGCACTGGCACTTGGGTATAGTGAGGAATTGATTCGGTTGAGATTGAAATAGATTTATTTTGTCAGACTCTGACAAAGCAGTAAAAAGTACAGCAGGTATAATAAGGAGTAAACATATGGACCTTACAGAAAAACTACTTGACAAATCAAAAGAAGCTTTTACCATGGCAATAGAAATATACAATAAACCAACAATCAAATATAGAATTGAAGGTTTTAGTTTCTTTATCTGCAATGCCTGGGAATTAATGCTTAAAGCTTATATGATAAAAGCAAAAGGCGAAAATAGTATATATTATAAAGATAATCCAGAACGAACTTTATCTTTGGAAAACTGTATCCAACAAGTATTTACAAATAATAAAGATCCTCTTCGTATCAATCTTGAAAAAATTATTGATCTTCGCAATACCAGTACACACTTTATTGTAGAAGAATATGAAATGGTATATGTTCCATTATTTCAATCTTGTATATTGAATTTTAATGACAAAATGATGTTATTTCATTCTATAGACATGACAGAAATCATTCCTCAAAACTTTCTAACACTGTCTGTCAGCATGAAAGCCCTGAATGAATCTGAAATAATTGCAAAATATCCTGAACAGATTGCTACAAAAATATTCAAAACACGTGATGCTATTGATACTCTATCCCAGAATAATAATGCTAAATTTGCAATCACCATAGAACATCATCATTATATTACAAAGAAAAAAGAAGAAGCTACTTCTTTTGTAAAAGTTGATAAATCAGCTGATACTCCTGTGCAGATCATTAAAGAGCTGAAAGATCCAAACAAAACACACTGTTATACTGCAAAACATTGTATCGATGCTATACAAAAACAAATAAGTAAGAAAAATATTCAGTTAAAATATAATGGTAAAAATACTGAGTTTAACCGTTTTCATTTTAATAATTTTTGTAAACACTATGGATTAAAAGCCAATCAAAAGTTTTGTTATATTCATACACAGTATGAACAACCACAATATACCTATTCTCAGCAAGCAATTGATTTTATTGTGGTCGAACTTACAAAAGATCCAGAACATATTTTAGATAATATTAAGACAAAAAAATAAGTCAACCCCAGGGGCAAAGGAAATTCTAAGCATTACTGCCTACTCCCATTCAGGAACCCAGCCATATCCTTCTCGAGTTAACTTATTGTCATTATAATAGTTTATACATCATCTGTCAATTTATGCACAGATTTTTATACAAAATACTTTTGTCAGAGTCTGACAAAACAATTTACTAAATACCATTTCGGTAACTTCACCAAAATGGTCAAAATAAAAAACCGCCTGGCTGACAACCAGACGGAATTTAGAAACCTATCAACAACGTGGTGTGTGATATGCTTCTGACTCGACACCAGAATTATATCATACATCCTGCAAAAACACAATTTGATGAGGGTGTATTTTTTGTACCCTTTTTTAGAAAGGAATGATGATATATGGCAAGAAGAAACCCCAACGGCTACGGCAGTGTGACAAAATTAAAAGGTAATCGTTCACGCCCTTATGTGATTAAAGTCACTACATACGATGAAGATGGACACGGAAGGCAGGTCCCAGTGGACTATGCTGCTACTCGTGAAGAGGCAAATATTATTTTAGCCAGGTATAATGATAATCCTTGGAATATTGATCGCAATCGCGTCACTCTTGCAGAATTATATAAGCGATGGCTTGAAGTAAAAGCTCCTAAACTTGGAAGTTCTCGTTTATATACACTTAAAGCAGCTTATAAACATTGTCAAAAACTGTACGGAAAGAAATATAGGCAAATACGAGCTTATCATATGCAAGCAACCATGGACGATTGTGGTCGTAGTTACGCTACACAATCTCATATCAAAGCACTTTGGTGGCATTTAGATAATTTTGCATTTGAATTAGACATTATAGATAAGATGTATTCTCAAATAATTTCTGTCAGCACAGAACAGGGAGAAACTAAACGCACTCCATTCACTGAAAAAGAAGTTGAAGCTCTGTGGAAAATATCTGATCAAAAAAATGTAGATATTGTATTAATCTATATTTACACCGGATTCAGATTAATGGAATTGTTAAATATGACATGTGATCAGATCAATCTTGAAGAAGAATATTTTAAAGGCGGAAGCAAATCTTCTTCAGGGAAGAACAGAATTGTGCCAATCCATCCTCGTATCATGCCGTTTGTGAAAAATCGGCTAAAGAAAAGTAATGAATATTTTTTAGAAACTGATGAAGGATCTAAATTTAAAAAAGGGGATTTTTATGAAGAATGGAAAACTGTTATTTCTTATATAACAAAGAAGAAGAAAACTCCTCATGAAGCTAGACATACTTTTGAAACATTCCTTGATAATGCAGGTGGTAATAGAAAGTGTATTGATATGCTGATGGGGCACAAATCTAAAGATGTTGGAAATAGGGTTTATAATCATAAAACAGTGGAACAATTGAGAGATACTATTCTCTTGTTGAAATAATAAATTTCCATTCAACAAGTAACAAATTAGTAACACATATGTTAGGAAATGACCATTTTAAGCCATTTCCTAACATTGCAAAATTATTATACCATAAAAAGAATGGCACTGTATATCACTTTAGTAATATACAGTATCTTTCCTTTCTTCATTATCATCATGTATCTACTTTATCTAAGCAAATTCCACATTACAGCCTGTGCTTTTTCTAAGTCTTTTCTCGCCACAAAAATTTCATACTGTATGGACTGTGATGTAGGATTCCCCACACTTCCAAAGTTTCCACGAAGTGTTCCTGATCCTGCCCATTCTCCTAAGTGATTGTATGTTTTGTATTTGTACTTAATCTTTTCCCGATCCAAGATATCCCTGATCGCATTAAATTGTATCATGTCTGTTCCAATCCATAAGCTTTCTGAGTTTAATATTGTAAGCATACTTTTCTCCTTTCTCGCAATTTCCAATTTTATTAAACTGGATTTGCCCCCTCTTTTGCAGCATACCGAAGCCACTTTCAACCTGTTAATTAATTTCTTATATTTTATCACAATTTCCTGACTGTGTC